ACGAGGCCGCGCGCTGGGAGCACACCCGGCATCGTCGCGCGCTGATGGAAGGTCGCTGGCAGCGGCTGCTCGAGGACCGTCTCCAGATGCAGCTGGGCAGCACGCGCCGTCAGGCGTGGGGCATCCCAGACATCAGCAGCAACCCCTTCAAGGTCTGCGCTACCGAGCTGGCGACGCTCTACGATGCCCCCCCGGACGTTTCCCACAACACGGCGGGTGGAGCGGTCGACGCGCTGTGCGGGTCTAACGGGCTCATCGCGCGCGCCGGGCTGTGGCCGCAGATGGCACGGTTTCAGTCGATGGTGATCGCGCTTCGCGAGATGTGGATGCGGATCGATGTCGAGGACAACCGGCTGACGTACCGGCCTGTCTCGCCCGATATGACCATCGCCGAGGCCGACCCTAGCCGTCCTACGGTCCCCTTGGCGTACGCCGAGATCCGTCTGCGTCACTTCCGCGGCGAAGCGGTGTGGCTCTGGGACGTGCTCGACATCCGCGACCCGGCCAACCCTTCGTACACGGTGCGGGTGGCGAAGGACGGAGGCATGGGCGAGGACGTGACCCTCGAGGTGCTCGGCGCCACTTACTCGGGCGAGGCCTACCCCTACCGTCGAGCGGATGGCACGCCGATTCTTCCGGTCGTGCTCTACCACGCGAGCCTTTACGGCGACCGGCTCTTCGACGCGTTCAACGGCGTGGAGCTCTACGAGGGCAGTATCAACCTCGCGGTGTACTACAGCTTCTTGGCGCACCTGCTACGCGACGCATCGTTCCCCCAGCGGTACGCGATCGGCGTGCGTATCGCCGGATCGGACATGGTCGACGGCGGTACGCGTGGGCAGCGGGTCGAGGTCGTGACCGACCCGACCACGATCCTCATGCTGGACGCTGCGATGGAGCAGCAGCCGCAAGTGGGGCAGTTCGTGGCTGGCGCGGACGTAGAGAAGATCGAGGCGACCATTGCGGCGATCGCGCACCGGCTCGCCACCGACGCGGGCCTCGCGCCGACCGACCTGCAGCGCACGAGCGGAAGCGCGAAGAGCGGGTATGCGATCAGTCTCTCGCAGGACGGCAAGCGCACGGCCCAGCGCAAGTACGTCATGCAGTTCCGCGACGCGGACGAGCGCCTCGTGGCGATCTCTGCGGCGCTGTTCAACCGGGCGACCGGTTCGCAGTTCCCGGAGGGCGGGTACTCGGTCATGTACCGGGAGATTCCGCTCTCGCCCGAGGAGATGCAGAGCCGGCGAACCCATGCGCTCGAGATGATGGAGGCCGGCCTTATGGACAAGGTCGAGGCTCTCCGTCTCTTCGGATCGATGACCCACGAGGACGCCGTCGCGCGCCTTGAGCAGATCACGCTCGCGAAGGCGGCAGAGGCGCGCATGATGGAGAGCGCGCCGCCGGCCGTTGAAGAAGGAGAAACAGGAGGACGGCCGGCGACGGCCGCACCCGATGTATCCCCTGCACACGCCGAGGCGATGGACGAAGTCGCCGAGGAACTCGACGCGGCCGAGGAGGCCCTCGCCGCTCTCGACCTGGACGAGGCGAACGCTGCCGTCGTGGCGGCAGTCATTGAGAGTCTCCGCGAGGCCCGCGGCTACCTCGGGCTCGGCCCGAAGGTCGAGGCAGAGGTCGAGATCCACGACGACGAGGACGAGGACGAGGACGAGGACAAGGAGAGCACCTAATGCCCTTCATCTCGGAACGTCAGCGCGACTATCTGCAGCGTGAGCACCCCAAGGTGTACCGGCGCTTCCTGCGCGACGAGCGCGCGATGGGGTTCGAACTCCGCGCGCCCGTCGAGGTCGCCGCCGTCGCGAAGCGTGGACTCGAGAACCGGCGCAAGTACGGACGAGGCGGGACGCTGGTAGGCGCGCGTCGGGCCTCGCAGCTCGCGAACCGCGACGTGGTGAGCATCGAGACCATCAAGCGCATGGTCGCGTACTTCGAGCGTCACGAAGTGGATCTCGAGGCGCCAGCCGCCCGCCCAGGACATCCGCAGTATCCGAGCGCCGGTCGCATCGCGTGGGATCTCTGGGGTGGCGCCCCCGGCCGTGCATGGGCGAAGCGTCAACTAGCAGTCTGGGAGCGCGTGCAATCCGCACGCGAGGAGGAAGAATGACCGAGGAAGGAACGACGACGACGACGACGACCACGGCAGAGGCCAGCGACAACGGAGCGGGCGCCCGCATCCGGCAGCTCGTCGCTCGCGTGAAGGAGCTCGAGGGGCGCGTGGCCGAGCTGGCGCCGCTCGCCGAGAACGCCGAGAAGTACAAGGCGCAGATCGAGGAGGTCAAGGCCGCGAGCAAGGCCGAGCGTGAGGCGCTCCGCACCGAGCGCGAGATCGCCGCGGCTGGCATCACCGACGCCGAGGGCATCGACTACGTGCAGCACGCCTATAGCCGGCTCCCCAGCGAGGGCCGTCCCCCGCTTGCGGAGTGGCTCGGCAACAAGGACGCGCTCCCGAAGGCAGTGCGTGCCTACTTGCCCGAGGCCGCACCTGCTGCGCCCGCTGCCCCGCCGGCTCCCGTCACGACGGCGATGCCCAAGACGAACGCCGGCACGGTCACGCAGACGCCGCCGGCCACTACCGCGTGGACGCCAGAGAGCATCATGCGTCTGTCGCCGGCAGAGTTCAAGGCGAACGCCGCAGCGATCAAGGCGGCGCTCTCGGCACCTTGACATTCTGTCACGCGTAGGCATACCCTAGCCGTGGGGACACTCCCCACGCGCTCGGGGCAAGCTCCCGTAAAAAGCGACAGGCGCGGCAACCTCGAACCTCTTTAGGAGGCCACTATGGCCAACATCGATTTTGCCGCTCTCGACGGCAACGCCCGCGTCGCTGCGGTCCTCTACCAGTCCATCGTGATGAAGCTTGCCGATACCGGCAGCCTTCGCAACGCGCCGTGCTTCCTCAACGTGGGCAGCGTGAACGGCAGCGGCTCCGACTCCATCCAGGTGCCCGTCGTCGGACTCAACGGGACCGACATCATGAGCGCCCCCGGCGACGGCGTGAGCGTCAGCAACACCTCGATCACCTCGTCGGCCGCTACGGTCGTGGTCGCTAGGCAGGCCCTCCGATACGACCTCAGCGACTTGGCGCGCGTGACGAACTCGGTCCCCGGCGGCGTGGACCTCGAGGGTCTGTCGAACGCGATGGTCGCGGCCTTTAACGGCCGTTTCAACCAGCTCGCGTGCCAGCTCTCCTCGGGCTTCACGACGCAGGTCGGCAGCACGGGCGTGGACCTCACCACGGACACGTTCTACTCCGCGATCTTCGCTCTCCAACTGCAGAGCGTGATGGGCGAGTACGATGTCGTGCTTCATCCCCAGCAGTGGAATGACCTGATGTCGAGCCTCCGCGCGGAGACTGGCCCGGCGCAGTACATCGCGGCGAACCAGGAGCAGACGAACGCGCTGGGATCGAGCTTCAAGGGAAAGCTCTTCGGAGTGAACTGCCACGTGTCCTCGTATGTGCCGTCTGTAGGCGGCGTGGACTATCGGGGGATGATGCTCGGCAACGGCGCCATCGCCTACGCCCTCGGCACCCCGGCGCCCATCGCGGCGGCGGGTGGCATCATCATTCCGGCCGGCGCCCCTGTGGCGGTCGAGTGGGAAAGGGATGCCGCGAGTGGACTCACCAAGGTGGTTGGCAGCAGCTTCCTCGGCGTTGCGGAGCTGCAGGACCTGAAGGGCGTCGGGATCCTCTCCGACCTGTGATGGTCTGCTAGGCTCCGCCTAGCGCCAAGGCGTGTCCGTGCTTATGGTACGGGCACGCCTTCGTGCGTAAGGAGAAACAGATGGCAGCGAACTTCGGAACGGCAGACGGCGGCAACTTTGCAGCGCAGCCGGCGTCTCGCCCGGCTGGAATGGCAACCCTGCTCAACCTGCCGAGCAACGCGGCATGGTGGTACACCCATCACCCGGGACACTGGCAGTGCGTGGACGGCGAGTGGCTCCCCGACCTCGGGCAGATGCTGGCTATCCCCGGGCTCAACCGGGTGGACAAGAACGGCGACACGGCGCTCGCTGAGGTGCACCTCGGCAAAAAGGGCATGACCATCATCCCGTGGGAGGTCGAGCCCGGCGGCTACTGCATCCAGTACGCAGGCGCGAACGGTCCCGTGTTCCTCTCGAAGTGGGAGAAGCCGAAGCTCGTGGCGGGTCAGACGCGCATGACGGTGGACACCGAGGGCTACCGTGCCTTCCTTCGGCGCCTCGTCGCGGACGGCGTGATCAAGGTCCCCGATGCCGACTTCATCAACGTCATCATCGAGCGCCAGGAGCGCGTGGTCAGCGAGCACCAGACCCGCGCGCCGACGCACCCGGGCAGCGCGCTCGCGCTCCCCGTCGAGCAGAAGCGCCTCGAGGACATGCGCGCCGCGCGTGAGCGCATGTATACTCCCGTCAAGAGCACGAAGGTGAAGGCGTGAACGGCGAGCGTAAGGACATCGCAGCAGCGAAGGAATCCATGACGCGGCGTCTGATCGAGGGCGGCATGCCGGCGCAGCGCGCCGAGCAGGTTGCGCGCCAGCAAGCGCAGAAGGCGGATCGTCGCGAACGCGATAAGTAACGGCAGGGGGACACGATGAGCATCAGCGAGACGCTCTACACGGCACGGTTTCGCTCCGGCGAGACGATCGAGCGTGGGCGTAATCAGGATCTCACCTGTCCCGTCTACCGTGCGGGTGCGCTCGTCGCTCCGCTCTCCGGCACGCTCACGGTCTACCGTGCGGATGGTACGGTCGTTGTCAACGCCGCGGCCGTGACCATCACGGGCAGCGTGGCGACCTACGCGCTGCTCGGGACCGTGACCGCATCGCTGGCGCTCGAGGAGGGCTGGCTTCTGGAGTGGACGCTCCAGATGACGGCCACGATGCAGAACGTGTTCCGCAATGACGGCGCCCTCGTCCGTCGCACGCTCTACCCGGTCATCACCGACGCGGACCTGTTTCAGCGCCACAGCGACCTCCCGGCGCTGCTCGCGACGGGCACGACCTCGTACCAGTCCTACCTGGACGAGGCGTGGGGCACGCTCACGAACCGGATCACGGCGCAGGGACGCCGCCCGTACCTCATCATCCAGCCGAGCGCGCTGCGTGACGCGCACCTTGCCCTCTGCCTCCAACTCATTTTCCTCGATTTTCAGACATCGGCTGGGGAGGGCGGTCGCTGGCAGGCCCTCGCCGAGCACTACGGCCGCGCCTACACCGAGGCGTGGGGCCAGCTCCGGTTTAACTACGACGAGAGCGACGAGAACAAGGTCAACCCGAACACGAAGAAGAGCGGCACCTCGACGGTGTGGCTCAACGGCCGCGGCGGCTATCCGACCTTCGGTGGCTGGTACTAATGGCGAGCAAGACGGTACGGCAGCTGCGCGAGGACGTGACCGCGCGGATCCTTACGCTTACGGGCTGGAAGGAGTCGCGCGTGGCTCCAGACAACTTCGGGCGTGACGCTGACAGCATCGCACACAAGGCGTTCGCCGTGCATCCGACCTCGACGGATGACCTGCGCGCCTACCGCGGGCGCCCGGCCGAGGGGCTCCTCGTGGAGACGACGCTCGAGGTGCGCTACTCCTGGCGCCTCGCGCCGAAGGGTATGAGCGACAGTTACGACGATGCCCTCGATGGAGAGCAGAGCGTCATCAACAAGCTCATGGCCTACGATACGACGTGGCCGCAGTCCTACAAAGTGCAGGTCATCAGCACCACGCGCGAAACGTCGGTACTCGGCGAATGGGTCGTCGGTGTGATAACGTTCCGCATCGTTCACACGCTTCCGCTTCAATAGGGGGATCCAATGCCTGTTTCGTCTGTGGTGAAGAACTTTCGCGACGGTACCATCCTCCTCGAGGACGGGACCACTCCCACGCCCATCTCGGTCACGGTCCAGTACGAGGCCGGCGACTTCTCGATCTCGGGGCTCAACCAGAGCAACACCGAGGCGACGACGTACCTCGACCGCGGCGAGCTCGGCTCGGTGCGTAAGACCTCGCGCACGTTCCCGACCTTCAGTTTTTCCGCGAGTATGACGTCGCTTTCTGATGCTACCGACAAGGAGCTTTGGGACGCAGTCAACAAGACCGGCGCGTTCGCCTCGGCGATCTCCACGGGCGGCAGCGCATCGGATGTGTTCATGCTCAAGGTCACGCTCACGGTCGAGGGTACGAACTTCGGCGATGCCGCGGATCACACCCTGATCCTGACGAACTGCCACCTGTCCATCGACTTCGCCGAAGGTGACCCGAACACCTTCACGGTCAACGGCACGGTCTACGGCACCATCACGGCGACCTAACCCCGCACGGGATAGCATCCCATGCCCGACGCCCCCCGTGCTACATGGTGCGGGGGGCGTTTCACGTCTGAAGGAGGAAGGA